ACTCACATCTTCACAGGTAGCAATAGCTAAAAAATTAGGTGTGCCACTCGAAGAGTATGCAAAACAATTAAAACTCACGGAAGGAGCATAAGCATATGACAAAAGAAAACGAAACAATAAAAGTAACTTCTCGTGCGGCTGAAACTCGTACAAAAACTGAACGTACAAAAGAGTATAAGCCACCATCATCTTTAGATGCACCCACAGCGCCCGATGGATTCAGACACAGATGGATAAGAGCCGAGTCAATGGGTTTCAACGATACCAAGAATATTCATGGTAGATTGAGATCTGGTTATGAGTTAGTGAGAGCTGACGAATATGACAAGGAAGAATATCCTGTTGTTATGGACGGAAAATACGCTGGAGTGATTGGAGTAGGTGGCCTTCTCCTGGCAAGGATACCCGAAGAACTCGCGCAATCGCGTGTTGACTATCAGAGAAGACAAACTGAAGGTCAAGACGAAGCAATTGAAAACGACTTACTTAGGGATCAGGATAAAAGAATGCCGATGAAATTCGAGCGTTCAAGCAAAAACTTCGGTGGCAATAAGAAATAATATTTCTTTAACCAACGATTAAATTAATCGAACTGGAGGCCTTTAACGAGGCAGGTTCATAAGGAGAAAACAAAATGGCAAATAGAAACACAGCTGGTTTTGGTTTGATCGCTGCTGGTACGTTGGGTGCAACCCCTTCGACTGGTGGTCAGAACAAATACAAAATCGATAGTGGCTATCCAACTTCTCTGTATTTAGGTATGCCCGTGCAAATAGATTCTGCATCAGGTGCTAACGTAGACGCAGGTTATTTGATATCCGCTCAAGATGCTATTACTGTTCCAACGATTGGTGTTTTTAATGGTGCATTTTACACAGATGCAAATACATTAAAACCAACTTTCGCTTCGTTTTATCCAGGTGGCACAGTGCCAACTGCTAATGCGAATAATGGGGACATTGATGCGTTTATAATAGACAATCCATTTCAACAATATGTTGTACAGTTAGACGCTAGATTAGCGGCAACTGGTGACTTAGCACAAGTTCAAATGGGAAGAACGTTTGGTCTAACAGTTAGAGCAGAAGGAACTACATTAGTTTCTGGTTCTACTTTATCTGGACAATCAAATGGACAATTAACAGTGGGAACTGGAAATGACATTAACAACCAATGGAGATTGCTAAGAGTAGCTGAAGACCCTGAGAATGAGGATCTTACAACTGCTGTACAAGCAAACCCAGCATTAGCGGCCTTCTCAGGAAGAGCTTCTGTTGTAGTGGTTGCTAATAAGTCACAATGGTTCGGCACAGGAACGATAGGAGCATAACATGGCAATATCACGAGCACAGCTAGTTAAAGAACTAGAGCCCGGTCTGAATGCACTATTCGGTCTGGAATACAAAAGGTATGATAATCAGCACGCTGAGATTTATACTACAGAATCATCTGACAGAGCTTTTGAAGAAGAAGTAATGTTAAGTGGTTTTGCTAACGCAGATGTAAAAGCAGAAGGTGCTGGAGTATCATATGATGACGCTCAAGAAACTTATACTGCTAGATACACAATGGAAACGATTGCGCTAGCTTTCGCTATCACAGAAGAAGCCATAGAGGACAACCTTTATGACAGACTTTCTTCTAGATACACAAAAGCCCTAGCAAGATCTATGTCTAATGCAAAAGAAGTTAAGGGCGCACAACCTTTGAATAATGGTCTACCAGCTATTGCAGCTGCAGCCGCTTTTCAAACAGGTGATGGCGTTAACTTGTTTAGTACTGCTCACCCAACTATCGCGGGTACAGTATCCAACACTTTGACTACGCAAGCAGACTTAAACGAAACTTCATTAGAGCAGTCTTTGATTGACATCGCTGCAATGACTGATGAAAGAGGTTTAAGAATCGCAGCTAAAGGAGTTAAAATGATAATTCCTTCTGCGAATCAGTTCAATGCTGAGAGATTGATGAAATCTCAAGGTAGAACTCAGACTGCAGATAATGACATCAATGCAATCAATTCAATGGGAATGATTCCTCAAGGTTACAGAGTGAATAATTTCTTAACTGATCCTGATGCATTTTACATTATCACAGACGTTCCAAATGGTATGAAGATGTTCTCAAGAACTCCGTTGACTACGTCAATGGAAGGAGACTTCGATACTGGCAACGTTAGATACAAAGCTAGAGAAAGATACGCTTTTGGCGCTTCTGACTTTAGAGGTATCTACGGCGTTGAAGGTGCGTAAGTAGTAAAACTTTTTGTGGCCGGACATGTTTCGGCCACATTCAATTAGTAGAAAGAAAAAACAATGAAGAAAACTTCCATAAATATCTGGGCCTACGACCATCATGCTAAATTTATTATTGAGCATAATGAAGATACAGCTGAGAGTGTTGAAAAAGCAATACTTGACAAGCTAGGAGAAAACAGTATAGTTTGGGAGCATCTCGGAAACAACTATAATAACGAGATAAGTCGAATAACCTATGAGGAGGTTAATGATGATACAAGAACTATACAAACAAAAATGGTCCTTGGAGTTGAAGTGGCAACAGGAGCACCTAGATAATAATAGGTATACTCTTGAGATGGTTAGAATTGATGACAAAGTTAAAAGAGTCATTACTGACATTAAGCTAGAGGAAGCAGCTATTGCCCACAGACAAAATCAAGTTGATGGCGTCGCTCCACAAGTTTCTGTAGCAACTTAGACAAAAGCTACATTGCTGAAATGCATAAATACCTTAGGATCTCTTGCACTCTATTCAAAAATAACATATACTATTAACACTATACATTTAAATAATGATGAATGCTGACGCGTATAGTCGACAACCCTAGGGACAGTATTCAGATATCTAGGAGGATATTAATATGGCAAATACTACATTTTCGGGACCGGTAAGATCGGGATCGATATCAAATACAACAGGAACTACAGTTGGTACAAATATGGCTAACGTGGGTTCTGTGTTAGTAACTCAAACAGAAGCAATAACTCAAGTTGCTACTACTAGTACAACAAACATTATAATCCCTGCAAACAGCCAATTGGTTTTTGCAAAATTATTTGTAAGTGTTGTATGGAATGGTGCTGCAACTACAGCTGGTTTAGGTTATGTTGGAGGTGCAACTGCATTTACAGCAGCTGGTGGAATAGCTGGTGGTACTTTAGGTATCATCGAAGTTACACCTGGAGCTAACAAAGCTAGAGTAGATGCGTGGGCAGACATTGGAACAACTGATAGACAAATACTTCTAACATACCCTAACGTGGGAACAGGTGTTGGTTGGATAACTGTTGGTTACATTCAAAACGCTAACGTAGGTTAATAAATAATTAAGGGGCCCTTCGGGGCCCTATACTTAAATAAAAAGGAATAAAAATTATGCCAGATAATTCATATGTAGCGTCAAAAACTTTTTTACCAACTACATCTACAACTAATATAGCAATAGCTGCAGATAACGTTTCTATCACTGCAGGGAACACTATAAATTTTTTAACAGATACTTACTTTCCAGAATCATTAAATAATCCTACTAATTTAGGTATGAGAATTTCTATATCTTCTGCACAAAATATAGCTAATGCAGTATTTACAATTGTTGGAACAGCTCCAAGTGGAGCAGCTTTAACAACTACAGTAACAGGTGTAAATGCCGGTACAGTAAGTACAACTGATAATGCAGCAGGAGTATTTTTGTCTGTAACTTCAATAACTGTTTCAGTAGCAACAGCAACTAATGTTAATGTAGGAACTTTAATATCAGCAACTCTATCAAACACAGGAATTATTTTTGCTGGAAGAACTAGAGTAAGAGGTATGCAAGCTTACGCATCAGGAACTGCAGGAACAATAGATTTTCATAATACGTCTTTAACAGGAACTATTGTATCTAAATTTTATGTAAGTGATGGTGTAACTGGTGGATATGATATTGAACCATACATTCCGGATAACGGTTTATTATTTAAAACCGGAGCATTTATTAATCTTCAATCTACTCGTGTAGTAGAAGCAATAACAGTTTACTACGACGGTCCAAATCCAACAGGTAGTTAGGAAATTAAATGGCGACTATTACTTTTACAGTCACCGTCGCAAGTGGCACCAATGCTTTTGGCACTGCTAATAAGTTTTTTATTAACGGTGAAGTAAGTCCTATTTACTATTTACAAGAAGGTAACACTTACATATTTGATCAGTCCGATGGAACTAATGCTAATTTTTTATTAGCATTTTCTAGCACTAAAGATGGAACAAATACAACAGGTGGTCAAGCATACACAACAGGCGTAACTACAACTGGAACTGCAGGACAAGCAGGAGCTAAAACAACTATTGTTGTCGCTCCGGTAAGAACTGTAGGAGCTCCAGTATTATTTTATTTCAGTGCAGCGTTAGCTGGCATGGGTAATACATTACAAACTGTTTCACCTACTTCTGAGACTACAGAATTTAATCCTCAAATAGATGACATCATAGAAGAAGCTTATGAAAGAACAGGAGTATTGGGTACTAGAACTGGTTACCAATTAAGAAGTGCTAGAAGATCTTTAAATATTTTATTTCAAGAATGGCAAAATAGAGGAGTTCATTTATGGAAAGTAAAACTTGCTAAAGTTCCTTTAGTATTAGGACAAGCCGAATATAGTTTTGCAACAGATAGTGTTAACTTTCCAAGTGATATGACTTCTATTTTAGAAGCTTACTATAGAAATAATTCTACAACAACTGCACCTGTTGATGTTGTTTTATCTTCAAGAAGTAGATCTCAATACAATGCAATACCAAATAAATTAACTCAAGGAACTCCTTCACAATTTTATATGGAGAGAAAAATAAATCCTAGCATATTTTTATATGCGACACCAAATTCAAGTGTGTCTAGCACAACTACACCAAGTAGTTTTCAATTTTGTTTTTATTATATGGCTAAAATTCAAGACGTAGGTTCTTACAATTATACATCAGACGTAGTTAATAGATTTTTTCCTTGTATGATTTCAGGACTTGCATACTACCT